ATCGGAAATAACTCATCTCTTATTACTGGGATAAATTCAATTGCCAATTGTTGCCACGTTTTTGTAAACTGCGCTGACATCTGAGACACTTCAGCCTTAAACTTTGCAGCACTTTGTAAACCTTCCTGACTTAAAACAACACCAGTATCATGAGCCTCTTTTCTGAGCCTGTTGAACTCATCTGCAGATAGTCCAAGGACAGGCCCAAGGGCTGACAGCCCTTCCCCGAAAAGTTGCTGCGCAAGCATATTACGGGTGGTCACATTTTCGACACCTTGGAGCCTGTTTATAATTTCAGGAAATAACTCGTTCATGTCACGAATATTTCCCGAAGCGTCAAACACATTGACACCAAGCATTTTTATAGTATCGTAAGCTTTCCCACCTTCTTTTATTATCTGTGACAATCGGCCCTGAAATTTGGTAACTGCACCGGTAAGAGTGTTGAAGTCAACACCGGCAGCACAGGTAATGTGTTCAAGTTCTTGGAGGGTATCAGTTGACAGACCTGTAATGTCTTTTAGATCCATCATGCTATCGCCATACTCTGCGGTAGCAGTGGTAATCAAGCCTAGCCCAGTAAGTAGTCCAGCGGCAGGACCAGAGGCAAATTTTGTAATATCTTTGCCTATGGCTGATATTTCTTTACCGGTTTTTACAAGAGACTTAGAAAGAGCTTTTGCGTTTTTGTCAATACCTGCAATTGCTTTATTAGCAACGTCAACGCCGTCTATGGTGATTGACGCAAATAAATCAAATAGCTCTTTCATATCCCCTCGCAAACCGCCTTAATGCTTCGTCTCTTATGGCGTAAGCCCTTCTTATTTCGTCCTCTCTTTGCTCTTTGTTCATTTTTGGTTGTTCATCACCAAGACCCAAAGAGTCAAAGAACGAGTAAAGACTTTTGCCATTTCCTGCACCTAACAAATAAGCTGTTAATGCAGCAGATTTATTAAGTTCTTTTTCTCTTTCGTAAGCCTCTAATTCAAGCTGATCTCTAAAGAAAATGAGTTCTGAATATTCAAGATTCTCAAATTCTTTTTTGGAAAGCTTAAGGTAAAGTCTTACCCTTTCTTCGCCTCGGACAACATATTTTTGAACTTTGACATCTTTTTGAATAGCGCCGAGGCTGCATTGAAAAAAGTGTCAAAATCCTCTTTGCTGGTTATCTGATCGAGTATTACAAGCTCGGTTGAAAAAGGTAAAGTATAGAATTCTTCAACTGTCAACCCAACAAGATCAGCAAACCAAGCTCTTGTCTCTTCCTCAAGGTTTTGAAGCAAGGAAAGAAAAACCCTTACACCGATTGCGGCATAATTTTCTTTGTTTAATCCCTCTCCGCTTCCTTTTTCTTTTGAAGAAACAAACATTTTTAATAGGGATTCATCACCGGTCTTTGCTACAACGCTGATTATTAAATCTGCAAGTTTAATTCGATCTTTTACCGTAAGATCTCGAACTTTAATTTTTGTTGCCATACTGTTCTCCTGTTACCTTAAAGTTATTAATTTTTGTCTATCGGTATGTACATTTCAAAGGGTACTTCTCCAAGGCTTGCAGAATCAAAATGCGCTTCAAATGTAATCGCCATAACCGCCTCATCTTTTTCTTTTGCGGAAATTGAGAGAGGGCCAGATGACAATGCATTTTTCAGAACTATAATTGCATATTCGTCTTTTTCATGCATTTTACATACAAAAGCAATATTTTTGTATTCAGCCAATGCAATTTCAAGAGTAGGCACAATCTTGTCATGCGTTTTTGTTCCCGGAGATGCAGGGTAGTCTTCAGATGTCAACCCAACAGTTGAAGCTTTGGCAGTACCAACAGTAACCTCAAGCATGTTTACTGTCAACTTTGCGTCAGCTGACAAAATTCTTTTGTAGCCTTTAACTTTGCCAGGAGCTCCATCAACAGGCATATCTCTTACTTCTGGAGTATACTCAAAACTGTTCCCTCCACGAGTGGCACCGATAACAGTACCCATAGAAGAGGGGCTTGTAAATCCAGTGTAAACAACTCCGGCGTCTAAAAGCATGTGCTGAGAAGTATTTGCAGAAATTCCATTTAACATAAAAACCTCCTGAGTTTATATTTGCTTAATCCACTTACTTTCAACTGCTCTTGCATCAAATCTAACGCTATACTGCACCGCCCTTGGATCTTCATTTGGTACTGGTATAATGTCACATTCGTAATGCCTTACATCTGAATATCTTTCACTTGCCAATGAGTAATATTTTAACAGGTACTCAATTCTTTCAACTGCTTGCCTCGCTTGTAACCGGCTACGTTCTGACGTGTGCCCGAAATAATCTATTACAGTTGTAAATTTGCTTACCGCAGCGTCAACACCGTATTTCTCAATCCTGATTACAAGATAAGGGAACGGTGGTGTTTTGGGCTTTTCCTGATCGAATATGCAAGGCTTATTATTATATGTTCCGAGTAGTGATACTAACTCACTATCACCTGCCAACCTTGCAATAAGTTCTTTCTCGTACATCAGAAAATCGGCTCCGCTAAAATTTTGCCAACTTCTTCAGTATTTTCTCTGATAGTCACACCAAAAAACGGCCGAGCGTCAACACGTCCAACCTCTTTTGGAGTTGCTAAAGGTTTTCCATTATATGTTTTCTGATACCTTGGATCTGTTCCGAACTCCATTAAATGCGCATGGTAGGCCGGACGTGCAAAGCCAACCTTTGACTCGTGGCGACTATTTGCGCTTGTAATACCAGTCATAAGGTTTTCACTTATGGATGCTGGTGGCTGTCCTGCTTTAGAATGTTGACCGTAAGGCAAATTCTTTGACACTTTTTCCTTAAGTTTTTCTGTCAATAACTTTGCCGCTTTTTTAGTTTTTTCAGAACAAGCTTTGTCAATCTCTCTTTGAACCTCATTGAGATAAGATTTAAATTCACCGGCAATTTTTTTTGGCCCTAAAGCCGAAGGTCTTCGTCCGCGTCTTGCCATTATCTTCTTACCTCGTTGCAAACGACAAATTTTTTAAATCCGCGCTCTCGTATATCTTCAACGGTAAGAATCTCAAATATTCTTGTACCGTATAGTATTCTATGATTTTCATTTATGTCAATCTCACCACGAAATTTTACATAGTGAGTTGCTTCAACCTGAACAGATTTGTATTTAAACTTTTGTTCTGCTCTCATCGGGCTTAATTCGGCCCAATAAGTGCCGATCGTTGACCATGAGTGAGTAAAGCCACCTTCGCCATCAGAAACCGGAGTATCAGCTTGTACAGTCAATCTCTTATTTGCGCTTGATGCAAAGGATTTTTTAGACTCGCGGTTCATTGATACATCCGATCAGGTCTTAACAGATTAAAAAAGGCTTCAGGGAACTTAACTTCCTCAATCCGGTTCTCATTTCTCCAAGCGCAATAAAACAAAATTGCGTCTTTTACTGTTTCCGGTACATCGGCTGCTGTCGTCCCGTATCCTGCTTTGTATGTGATTTTTACCGCATTAATCTCTCTTAGTGTTACACTTGGCCATGACTTGCCGTATGCGTGCGCTATGCGTGCCGGTTCGCTGTCTAAATCAATAATAAAATCAGTTAAATCAATTGATATCTCAGCGTTTTGGTAGTCGTAATACTTTATTGAGTCAACAGATATTACCGGAGACATAGAAAGCGACAACGGCAATTTTGGAAAATAGTCAAATGACAACTCAAGAGTCTGTTGTAAATAAGCCCGCCTCTGGAATCCTTCGGCTTGCTCGCGTGCCGAGGTGATCCAAGATTGAATGAGCGTATCCTCGATGTCACTGTCAATCCGAGAATGTAGTTTTACATCATCGACCGTGACCGGTTCAACCGTTGGCTTTGTTATTACTCTGAGAGACATTTTATTTTACTCGATTTTCCCTTTTCGGTTCTACCGATTTTTCAGAAATCTTTTTTTCCGGTGTTTCGCCCAGTTTTTTTACCGCCACCTCAACCCTATTCCCGATAATTCCGCACGCTCTCAAGGTTGCCGCTCTTCCACTGGTTGCTTCCACTTCGTCACCTATCATTTTAAATGATCCGTCAATATCTCTAAAAGGTTTAGCTACTTTATATAACATGCTTTACTCCAAGCTATAGAGAGGGGTTTCCCCCTCATTTGTTATGACGCTTCCGCTGCTACTACCTGCTCTGGTTTGTATCGGCTGCCACCTCTTAACAAAATAGCTCCGGTAAGTGCTGCAGCGCTATTTGTCACTCGTACAGCAACGTGAGTAAACCCATTGTTAACATCAAGAGCGGTTGCATCTACTTCAACATAAGCCACTGCGCGCGATGTCGAAGGCACACCAACAGCTCCGGCGCTTGCTGAAATAGTAATAGCAGTGTCGCCTGGCTCTCTTGATGTTAAAGTCAATACCCCTGCATTTGCAGAAGCAAGGACACCAGGTACGCCTGTTACAGATGAATTTATTTTTGCTGCAAGATTTGCGGTTGACGCTGTAGCATCGGCACCAACCGCATACGTCCTTGTATTTGGCACATCGTCTGCGGCTGCAGTAAAAACAAGGCCATTAATAGTTATAGCATCGCCAGCAACATGCACCTTTGCTGATGTCAAAAGAGCGCTTTGAACTCTTGTATTTGCTGTAATAGTTGCTGTTGCAGGTGTCACAACCTTTGCCTCTGTTCCTGCAGCATCTCTGGCTTGCATCACCTGAATTGCACTTGTTACAGCCGCTGCCATAGTACCGACATTAACACAAAAAAGAGCTTTTCTGTGTGTGTCAAGTCTGAAATACTGTCCGGTTCCAGCGCCGCTCAAACTTTCCGGAGTAAGTGCGGTATCAATTTTTATAACGTCTCTTAAACGTTCCATAAAACCTTCTTTCTATAAAAGGGAGGGTTACCCCTCCGGTTAATTACCTAAGAACAACAAATGGCGAAACTGTTGTAACTCCATCCTCCTCAAGTAGAGGTGTAGTCATCATCGGTTGACCGTCAACATTCCAGAATATGTACATTCTGGTAACACCGTTTACTTTCTGAGTATACGGGTCCATGAAAATAGCAAGGCCGGAACCGTCTTTAATTGCATAGTAACTCAAATCAACAAGCATCAGGTCGCCTTCACTGCCAAGAACGGGCGAGCGCGGATTTAAGAGAATTGGCAAACCAAGCAGGGTTGCAGGTTCCTTTTCTCTTGCGTTCGGCTGCCATATCAGGTTATTACCCGCGTCAACCATTGTCATAAGCCGAGGTAAGCATGTTCTTGAAGCAACCCAAGCCAGATTGCCACCCATTGTACGAGAGTACATATTGATAATGTCAGCGTAAACAATACCGTTTGCGTTTGTACGAGCAACTCGAACGGTTGAGCTGTGTCCGATAATCCCAAGGGGCTTCCCTACACCGTCACCACTGCAGAATGCTACTTCTTCAGCGGCTACAATTGCTTTTCTAAGAAGATTTTCACACATCGCACCGGCAACAGCGCTGTTTCTCAGAAGTTTGTCTGAAAGATCGATATATGCAGAAACTTCCTGAGGTTCAATTTTGATGCCTCTTACTCGAGGGTCTCCTGCATCTTGTCGAGCTCCATTCTCTGCTGTCCACTGGACTGTTACACCAGAATAAACTCCAAGCGCATTTGACTGGTCAAGGGCAACGAGATTGATTGCTGCATCAGGTGGATCGCCAGCAGGCAACACTGTTGCACGGGGTCTGAAAATTGCCTGATGAGGTTCGATCATCCTGATCTGGTTTGAAAACTGCTCAGGAACAACTAACCCCATTGAAGGGCCATTCCCCATAGTTACATCACGAGACTCAAGCCGAGAAGGATTGAAACGCGCCTCAACCAAAAACTCACCGAGATTTCTATGATCTTCGTTTGTCATCGGCTTATCTCTTAGCTGGTCTGCCTCCTGCTTTTGCAGATGCTCTTCGCGCTCAATATCAGAGTTCATTGCATCGACTTTTGCGCGAAGCTCATTGTACTTCGTCTCTTCGTCACCGGTTAACTTTTTGTCTGAACGTGCTTCTGCTGCTGTAAGTAGAGCGCGCATTTCTTCCACAACGGCCGCGCGCTCTCTCTTCATTTTTTGAATATCTTTGGCCATTATAAGCCCCTTTCTAAAAGGTAAAGACTCTTTTTTCTGAGTTCGATATCGCTTGTATCTACAACATTTTCAGATTCTTTATATCTGTTTTGAATTTCATTATAACTTTCTTCAGCGCTTCTCAAACCTACTTTTGTTTGAGGATAGGCCGGATTGGTAACTGGACCAATTTCATAGATGGTAGCTTTTACAATTTCCCTATGATAAACCCCTTTTTCGTCTCTTGTAACAATATCCCCTTCATCATCAACAGAAAAAGAAAACGATGCACCTCTTACATTTTTACGATCGAGATTTATTTCCAAATCTTTTCCGTATGTTGTCGGTGGTATTGGAGCCTCGAAGCGCATACCTTTGTCAGTATCTTCAATGGTTAAAGCAGGATTGCTTTTTGTAGTTGCCAATACCTGGTTTGGGTCGTGATTAAAAAAGCTCTTCACCTCAGCACCTGATTTTAAAGTATCTGAGAATGCGCCATTTCTTATTTTTTCTCGAAATCCTGGCCATATTTCAACTTCTTTATTGTAAACAATTCCAACTCCAGAAACAAATCTCTGTTCCTGTGATTCTCCGCTGGCCCTAATCTCTATTTCTTCTATCTCTAAAACTCTATGTTCTACAGGCATTATTCCCCCTGTTCTTTTTCTTTATTATCATTTTCTGTATTGGTATTTGTATTTTGCTTGCTTTTGTCTGGTTTCTCTCTTGCAAATTCAATTGATTGCATGTTAAGCGGTACCATAAAAACTTGGCCTAAACCATTAGGTAAAGGGTTCATATTTTCAAATTCTCTTACATCATCAGGACACAAAAAACCATTATTTAGTCCGGTTTTATACCCTTCGTATCTTTCATTTAGCTTGCCTCTCAGTAATCCGTCAATTAAAAACTCAACAAACATATCATCTTCATAGATTACTTTTTTGTTAAGCTCTTGTTCTATTTGAACAAGTGAAGGTCTTAGAGAAAAAGCCACAAAACCTATATTTGTTTCCTCAATTCCACTACCCCAAGTGGTATTTTTTTCATGCTCGTGAAGCAAGTTTGCCGGAATGTTCCAAATTCTTGACGCCTCTGATATATGAAATTTTTGAGTTTCTAAATATTGAGCATCTTGGGGGGGTATTCCAATTCTTTCAAACTTTACACCTTCTTCAAGCAACATTAAACGATGAGAATTACTTAAACCTTCGTAAGCTTCTTTGACTTTTTTAAGTAAAGATTCTTCATTAGCACCTTGTTTGAACTTTAGGCCAGTTAGTATTCCTGAAGGATTTGTTCCTTGTCCAAATGTGCGTGCTCCAAACTCTTTTACAGCCAAGGAAGCCCCAAAGGTCTCCCTATGTACAGATATTGGAGAAAGCCACCCATCAGTATCCATTGGAAAAAATCTTACACATACAACCTGCTCTTTTCGCAGTGTGTAGATTTTATTATCGACATTCACTTCGTATACAAGCTCTTTGTTTACAGTTCTTTTTGGCTCAACTCTCCGAGGGGGAATAGGCCACAAAGCAATAGGATAACCTTTGCTATCAAATTCGATTTCTGATATTGCTGCACCCCAAATAAATTTGTGCGCAGCTGAAACAAACCTGTAATCAAAAGATGTCAATTCGCTATTTGGCTGGTCGTGAAGCATTTTATAGAGATAATGATCACTTGCTCTTTCTTTGCCTCTCGGTTTTAGCTTTTTGTATGTTATTAAAGGCAAAGATGCCTCCAAAGAAGCAAGTAGCCTGACAGCAAGCCAAACAGCAGTAAGTCCAAGAACGGTTTTTTCGTTTACTTGTGCACCTGATTTAGTAGGCAAACCACCAAGCATATTAACAAGTATTTCAGGTGGATTTCTAATTCCTGAAACTATGCTCGAAGATCGTGTTTCGCTTATCAAATTAGACAAAAAACCCATTAATCAACCTCTTTTTTACGCTTTTCAGGCGATTCTCTGCCCTGATTTGGCACAAAAGCAGCAAGCAAAACAAGCCCACCGACAACAAAAGAAGCAGGTTTATACATCAAATAAACACCGTAAACAAGGCTTAAAAACCCTAAAATCAACATTAAATCTACAAAAATTGACTTAAAAAGTTTCATTTATCAACCTTTTGGGCATAAAAAAAGGGGTGACGCAACCATGTAGCGGCTACATCACCCCTTAAATCTTGACCTGTTTAATCATCTGGCCGGACTTTTAAACAGGCTGCCCGATATTTTTAGTGTTTACAAACTATCTCATCTAAAAAACAATATAATATAATTTTTTTAAAGTGTTAACTTTTTTTTGAATTATACAAAAAATACTCTGCCTTGCGGCTCCTCTTCGAACACAAGCGCCCTTACAAGCGCATTGATAACAGCAGCAAGTAAATCTATTCTTTGGCTGTCATCTTTATGTTTCTTGCTCAATTTTATATTCCCGTTATTATCTGAAACCTCTACAGCATTAGACAAACACCAAGTTAAAAGAGGGTTCCCATCATGCACAATCTTACCTTGCAATACAAGCTCTCTAAACTTCTTGGTTGCCTCTGATAGTGTTTGTACGCCTTGGCGGATCTCAACACAAGTATACCCCTGGCCGGTTAGATTATTGGCGTACTGTGTGGCATTATATGGATCGTAGCAGATTTCCTTAATGATAATTTTGTGGTCAAACTCCATATCGTGCATGTGTGATTCGATAAAATTGTAGTCAACCACAGCGCCACTTGTTAAGGTGCACCAGTTGTCCTTAGCCCAATGCTTATACGGCACCCTGTCACTGTGTTCGTGTTGAGTTGCCCTTTCTTCAGGAATAAACCCGTGAGCCGTTACCGCAAGCCTTCCATCAGGTAGCCATGTGACGTATGCATCTGCCGTCAAGTCTGTTGTTTTTGAAAGATCGTCTCCGTAAAACCCTTCAGTATTGTATATCAATTTTGAAAATTCATCACGTGGCACCGCGAGCGCTTTCCACTTATCCATGCAGCCAGACATATATTTGTTTTCCGCGTCAGTCTGCCAGCGGTCAACGCGCTTAATCATCCATTCACGTATTTTTGCAGGATCGCCAGAGCCAAAAGCAAGATTGTGTTCACGCTTCATAGTGTCGAATATCTCTTCACTATAAGCATTCATGTTTCTAAATATAGGGTTGGCTTTAGGCCAGCAACTTTCATCATGAGGATTATCTTCATCGTCAATTTCTCTTATTACTGCAAAATATGTCTCATCAACTATTTCATCGATGAGTATTTTTTTTGCAATATCATCTTCTTTTTTACCTATACTATTTTCTGCGTCTGTACCTGCGGTAGTTATTGATGGGGCAAGGCACTGTTCTCTTTTCCCCATACCAGACATTAACGTGTCTTTAACTTCAGATGTTCTATGTTTATGAAGCTCGTCAATAATAACCATACATGGTGCTCCACCGTCTTTGTTATTGACATCCTTTGACATCTTTTTGAATGCTCCACAGCGCGTTTTGTGGCTTATATATGTCTTTGCAACTTTAAGTCTTTTAAGAATGTCTGGAGAAGCCAGGGCCATTTCTCTTGCGTCTCCCCAAACTATATTAGCTTGCTCCTTATCTACGGCCGCACAAACTATTTCAGGTGAGATTTCATATCTTGCCAACTCTGGGTGATATGGTGGATAAATAGCATCTCCACACATACCATAAAGAGCG